CAAGGTGGCCCACAGTGAATGATGATGTAGAAAAAACATTAGCAGATCCAAAACACCCTATTTGGAAGGTCATGTTAGGATTAGTTGCAGTTCTAAGTGCGCTATGGATGAACTCTACAGTCTAACTTAGAGTAAACCAGTAGACTGAGATGGTTTTCTCATCCCACATTCAGGACAATTATAAACAAACTTTGCAGGAAAGGGTCTGATTAAAATTAAATCACAACACCAGAGATGAGTACGATCCATTTTTACTTTCTCTTTCACTTTCATTCCACCTTTCTATAATACAAATGGTCATGTTGTGTTGCTAAATTCAGAATATCTTCTGCTGAACATTCTTTTAAATTCATTTCTTTCTCTAAATTCTTATTTAACCACTTCCATCTTGATTTCATTATGTTTAACTGAGTGATCACTGCTTCATTTAGTTCCTGGATCTGTGCAAGTTCTGCCATAGCAAGACTAATCTTTGCTGAAGCCTGTCTCTTTTCCTTCCAAATACAATAGATCCTGTACGCATCTTCTGTTAATGTAGCTGATATTAGATGTGGCATTATTCTTCCTCTCCGCATCCACAGTACCAACTGTCTCCAACTACCGTACAATTACCATATATTCCACAATAATCACACATTTTATTGAATGTTACATCGTGTTCATAGGTTTCATCTACTTGATCCATCTATATATCACCTTCATCTATACCAAAATGTATGCATAATATCGTATTTAGTCTCCTTAATGAGTACATTATTTCTTCTGCTATGTCCATTGGATCGGGTTGTGTCATGATTCTGGACTCATAGAGTAATATATAATATTATTTGAAGTGAGCATTCATACCAAACCTTATGAAGACGACGGCCTCTTGTAGGCACGAGGGTGGCTGAGATGGTAAGGTTAGCCACAACGGGTGGTTAGGTAGGGCCATAGTGATTGGGAGCGCTTCGCGCCAAAGATAGGTCGGTAGTTACCGAAAACCGGAAAAAATGTTCATAAACCTTACCGCTTTCCGAAGTGCATGGCTAAAATGAATAGTTTTTTTATACGCGCATCAGTAAACGCCGGTGATAGTGACACCTTTGGACAAGCAGAAATAGACATCGGGTCTTATACTGATCTTGGTTCTTCATCTCCTGAAATACTCAGAATTCACAATATTCACTTTGCTGCCACGGATGCAGCAGGTTTTATGCCTACAATGACAGGCGATACAGGTGGTTCTTTAGTATGGCAATTAACCACACAGAGCCAAACTGCACCAGTTTTACTAACAGACAGAAGCGTAATTGCAGCAGGACAAGCCGCACTTCGTAACCCGGATTCGGCTGTTCTGCCACCAACTCAAGCCTGGGAGAATGCATTATTGCCTCAAGACTTTAGTCAAGGCTATTTAGTAGCAGTTCCAACACTATATTTAGGTGGTCTAGGTGGCGCAGTTTTTACAGAAGATGTCTATGTTAGTGTTATTTTAGAATGCACAACAGAAAAAGCAACCAAAGCAAATGCAGTAGCCCTAGCAGTTTCTCAGATGTGAGCGTAATGGCTAGTCTAAAAAAGAAAGTTGCTGGATTTGTTTCATGTCCAACATGTGCGGCGATCAGTGCCGTTCTTGCTGCTGCTAAAGTTCCTGGTGCAATCCGTAATGAAATAGCATTTGATAGTAGAGTACGAGCAGTAGATTCGCGGGTTCAATCTAAGGCTAAAAGAGCAGTTGCTAAAAGAGTCGTACGTCCTCTTACTAAACAAGCAAAGAAGAGAGCAAAGATACTCTCTCAAGAACTAAAAGCAGCAAATAAACGCGCTAGAAAGAAGAATGGTCAATTAAAGAAAGGTTATACACAATCCAGGATCATGAAAGAAGCACACAAAAAAGCAAAAAAGAGGTATGAATGATGGCAGTACAAAAGAGAATAGGCGATATATTAACAATGAAAGGAACGATCGGACAGAATATTAACGGTCATGAATTACAATTATTCGATGGATGTTATGACACTGGATATAAAATTTTAGAATTCTACATCGCACCAAAGACTCCAACCGCTGCTCAAGAATGGATGGTTACATTATCAACTTCTAGTTCTGTTAATTCTATTGCTCAATGGGACTTTGCTGATGTTCAACAAATCGGTTGGGGAAGTTGGGGGATACCTGGCGCTGCTTCAGGAATGGATTTTTATTTAATTGATAGAGATAATATGATTATTGAAAACTTATATCTTTCAACTTATCAATCATCTGGTGATGCTTCAGAAATTAATTATTATATTTCTTTACAAAAATATCAAATTACTGCATGGGATGGTGCTTTGAACATGGTAACTAACTTATCTCAAGGTGGCCCACAGTGAATGATGATGTAGAAAAAACATTAGCAGATCCAAAACACCCTATTTGGAAGGTCATGTTAGGATTAGTTGCAGTTCTAAGTGCGCTATGGATGAACTCTACAGTCT